ACAGATATAGCTGACGGTTGCTGTCTTGGACATTGGTATATGTAAGACCCGATCCTTCTTGAGGCGCGGAAACAAGGTAGGCGGGGATGTTGGCAACTCTGGCCATCTCGAGAGATTGATACTTGCGCTGCTCTGCAACAACTTCGGCGGGGCTGACGCTGAACTCTTTGAACTCGACATAGTCGTTGAGTGCGCCGATTGCGTTTTGGCGTCGCATTGCTGACCACGCCGCTGCAATCTCGCTGAGGCTGTCAGAGTCGAGGGTCTCGCCGCCCTTTTGCTGTAAATAGCCAGGGACTGTTTCAAGCGTTGCGTAACGATCTGCTGCTTGGTCTAGGTGGGTAGCGATAGACAACGCCCGAGCGCCTTGGTAAAGCAAGCCTTGAATGGGAGACAGAAACTGGATTACGTCGTTAGTGTCGGCGATCGTAACGCCGTTGAACTGAACAATGTCTGAGGGTCCGAAGAACTGCGGACCGTTCTGGTTCGGCGTCGTGCACATGTATGCCGGTAACCACGAAAAGGACGCGGGCAGGCCAGTTGAGTATCTGGATGACACAAAGGCAAAGGCGCGACCGTAGAAGAACAAATCCGCAAAGATGTTTGAGTAGAAGAAGTTGCGCGTGACCTTTGGATCTGGTTGTTCCATCCACGGCTCGAGAGGCAGGTAGATTTCTTCGTACTTTTCGCCTGTCCACTGTTTCGAGTAGTGGCGCATCTCGAGACACCCAATCATGGATGCGAGAAGGTCTTTGGATCGTGACACCGTCGGGTTTTGAAGGGCGCGTTGTTCGGCGTCTCCAGTTGAGTAGGCAAGGAAGTCATTGATCTGTGCAGCGCCAGCACCGGCGGCAGCCTTTACGGGTGGAGCGGAGATCTGAGCCGTCGTAACTTTTGGAGTGAAGAATCCCACAGGCGGAGTCTCTCACAAACAAGTTGCAAATGCAACTACCTTGCTGATCCCATCATTGCGCGACCCGACTGGCCAGGTCGAGAGACCAGCGAGGCTGCAGCTACTAGGCACCTTGCACACTCAATCGGTCCGGGTGACTTTTGGCTGCTGAGGACGACCGCGCCGTTCGCTTTGACAAGGGTTGCCCTGTTGACGTGCTCAGCCAGCATCTGTTCGCCGGTATGCAAAAGCCTGCCTTCGTTGATCATCGACTTAACCAGACCTGTGTATTTGATCATCTCTGCGTAGCCCCAAAGGGAACGCCTGCGGACTAACGGCTCGGGCGTGTGAAGGTCCAGCGTTGGAGTAATCGCCAGTTTGAGTTTCGGGTCTTCATCCATCAGGCGTTGGATGTGTTCCCACATCTGGCGGTTTGTTTCGCAAGTAAAAGCGATGCTGGCGACGATGTCGCCGTCACTGTTTAGCCCGCAATGAATACCGACGTACTTTGAATCGTCAACACTGCTGTCCACAGCAAGAACCGAATTGCCACCTTCTACGACTCGATTTGTAGTAAAGCGCTTGTCCCATTCGCCAGGATTAATCCACGAGTTCGCTGCCGCCACCCATAAATTACAATGCGCCCTGAGATACTGCGATCGGTCTGGAGCTGCGGCTGCACTCTCAAGACCTTTCATCGTGATCGTCCTACCCAGGCTGGGGTTCGCATATCCCCAATACTTTTGATCATCTGGCGACACGCCGCTGGGCAGGCTCCATTCCGCCATGAACAAATCCGACCGGACGCCCGAGTCAATCACGCCAAGCGCCTGTTCTCGAAGTTTCAGAAACGCCCTCGACGATTCGTCACCGGCAGTAGAGACAAGAAACGCCAGCGGGGAAGGGACCGCAATCTGACTGGGCTTAAGCGCCCCGAAGTACGTTGCCTCAGAGATGGCCCACAATTCATCGACGATCAGGATGTCCCACGTCCCACCATGCTTTTTGCCTGTCGCGCTGTTCACCTTGTAGACAGACCCGTCTTTCATTTTCACTTGGTGCCTGCCGTACGCCCAAGTCACTTTTGCCATGTCCGATTCCTCGAGCAACTCGAACACGTCGCGTAAATCTTCAAAGACTTCAGTCGCCAGCCCGAGTTCGTGCGCGGTTGACATGATCCGAACGGGTCTGCCCCAGATCCGCGGTAGTTCGGTCAAACAGAACCCAACAAGCGCAGAAAGCATTGTTGTCTTACCATTTTGGCGGCCAGTACTTATGAGCGCGGTACTCGACATGAAGTTGCCATCCTCATCGTGCTCGAGAGCACCGGACAATGCCCGCAACTGCCACGGAAACAACGTCCTGCCCAGATGCGCCTCACTCCAAGCCCCAACCAAAGCCGAGTAAGAACCAAATGCCCCAGTCGGCGTAACCAACCGAGGCTGCTCAACGCCAACGCCAACGATCCCAACGGTTTCATCGTGGTCTTGAACCGAATCATGACCGTTCGTGGAGATATGACAGGAAGGGGTCGGGGTCGTCGCATTCGATTTTGTAAAAAAATCCATGTCGTTTTTTTCCGATTTTGGTTTTTTCGTCGTTTGTTGGTCAAGTCGGAGGTGTTCTGATCGTGCGTGTTGTTGGGCGTTTCTTTTTTGATTGAGGTATCTATTTCCGCGTGTGGCGTTGCACTTTTTGCAGGATCCAACCAGATTGCTTAGTTCGTCTGTGCCGCCGCGGTCACTCTCGATGAGGTGATCCGCTTCGGTGCTTGGGGCTTTGTGGCACCAGTGGCAGATGGGTTCGTTCTCGAGGATGATGGCTCGGTTCCGGTTGAACTCTGGGCTGTTTCGTTTTGTCATGGTGTTTCCTTTGGTATTGGTTGAGATGGTACTACCGCCCTCGCAGGCTCGGTTGGTCTCGGGTGCGTGAAGGGTCTAGTGGTTGGTGCCCCCCCCACTTTCAGTTAGTAGCTGCGGCAGGTGGCTTGGTTAGGGCGGTCGCCGTACGCCTTTTGTGTCGTTAGGGAACGCTGCACGACGTCTTACGCCCACGGCTTTTCAGGTTAGTTATCTCGAGTAGTGGGGCGCGTCGCTCTACCCTACTTCCGTAGTGTGCTTACCAACAGAGCGCAAATCCCTATGTGGCCATGGTCGTATTCAATTGTCGAGAGACGGTCAGTCTTTACGGACCCCTTGAAGGATCGCAATGCCGATGGAGATTAACAGTGCGTACCAAGCAAGCAGGATCACCGGACGCGCCCTATCTTGGAATTGTGTAGGGCTTGAATGTTCTCGTCCCCGTAGGCAAAGAGGACAGTGGGCATATAGATGCCGCCTTGGTCAAACTTCATATTTGAGGGCATAGGTAGCATCGCTGGACAGTCAGCCCAGATCGCGTCGAACCATTTAGCTTTTGTGAACGGCACTAGACAGATGCCGTGTGCGTGATCCATGAACTTGACAGCCCATGGCGTTACTTTGCCGTAAGGAGGGTTCATCCACACGTTGCCTATCCACTCGGATGCGAGACCATCGGTCTCTTGTGTGAAGAACGTCTTGCAGGGCGTGTGTGGTGGTCCCTCGGGCGGGCAGGCAACGTCGACATCGAACTCAACACCCAAGGCTTCAAAGAGCCAAGCTGGGGTCCAATAGTCGTCGGTTGTTGCTGAGGTCTGGGGCATGGGAAACAAGTGCGGTTGAGTGCTCATCGCGCGGCCAACCGTTGCGCTATGAAATCAATGTCACTGGGTCGCCACAGGTAGCACTCACCGTGAGGCGCTAAAGCCCTAATCCAGCCATCCTGTGCAGCTGTTGTTTTGCCTTTGTCGGTTTTGAGTTCGGCAAAGATGACACCGCGTTCTGGGTGCGCCATTACGACATCTACAAAGCCGGGTGCGCCTGTGGTTATCCATCTGCCTTTAGAAGTCATTGACGGCGTTGCATGGTGAAATAGCCAGCCGTGGATATATGCCAATGCTTTTACCTGTTGCAGGAATGACGCTTCGCTGATCCCTTTCATTTGTCTTTGCCCAACATAAAGCCACACATAAAGACGGCTGAAATCATGATAATGAACGTAAACAGGTCAAGCATCAGAACGGTTCCTCAGGTGAGTCGTAACTAGGGGCTGGCTGTTCGCCACTCTTCAGCGTGTCAATATAGGCAGATGCCTCACGCTTGGTAAACGACTGCAGGTTCGCCGGTGGTATCTTGCCCATGCTCTTACAGACCGCCCTGATCATGTTCTGTTGTTTCTCGCTCGCTAGGTTGCCGTTCTCGGTGATCTGGGTATCACCGGACATTCTGACAACCTTCTGCATCTCTTCGCGGCTCGGTTTCTTGGTCCAGTCCGCGCCTAGGTACCCCGCAGCTGCGAGCGACCTTCCCTGACTGGAAGTACAACAATTTTCGATTCTCGACGTGGAGTTCACGCCGCGATCTGTCAAATGCTCTTCCGCGTAGTCGGTGGCGGTTGGTTGAGTGTCGTCTTTGTCCAGCCATAGGGTGGTCTTGACAACGCATCGAGTCCCGTCATCAAAGACCAGTTCAGAGTGGATCGCGCCGTTCGGATGGTCTGCCCAGAACTGTTTGATTCGTTCGCTTACGGGGGTGTAGTCGTCGAGATTAAAGGCCATGAGCGTTAGTCTCCAGTCGTCGAATCTCCGCGCTCAAGTGAGCGACGCGAGCTTCAAAGTGTTTGATGACGTCAGTCAGGTCTCTGATCTCTCGGTCCTTGGCATGGATCAAGTCTGCGACATCGTCGTTATGGGTATATTCCATCACCAACCGCCCAGAATCCTACGTATGGCTGCAACGTCTTCAAGCGCTGCAAAGAGCGTCACACTAGTCATGCCCAACTCAATGGTGATAGCGGTAAATGTCTCAAACTGATTCACTTTGCATTTGATGTTGTCTTTGGTGACGTTGTGGATGTTGATATTGCCAACTTGTACTTGGTCATTCATCTGCGTCAACCAATGCAACGCTCGAGAGGTAAGTCAGACCTTTTGAAGGTCCGCTCGAGTTCATCGCGGGGTGCCACTGGTGGCGGATGGTCTCTGCGATGTCTGGCAACGCAGTTAAAGCACCGACTGCTTCCATGATCACGCTGGCGTCTTTGAAGTTGAGCTGCAAAGCCAAGTTCATGCTGATGTTAGTTAGTTTGGCGATTAGTTCGCCGGTTGATGTTTCCATTGTTTTTCCTTTGTTAGTTTCCTGAAGTTACACGCCAATGGCGAAGCCCGCCGTTGTCGTAGAGATACCTTGCCACCTTGACGTTGCATCGAGGGTCCAGCAAGGCTTGGATCACATCCTGTTTTTTACAGACAGCCCGTGTCACAGTTGCCCACGACCCCTGAATCTGGAGAAGCCCCACATCGGGGCGTCCTGTTGATTTACGGACCGCAGACAGGCTTGAGGCGTTACAGCGGGATTCCCTGTAGGCAATTCGAGACATGATCGGAACGACTTGTGCGGGGAAGTGTCTGGCCAGCAGTTTTTCCCATTGTGGGCATGAGTTAGCAGCCGCCTTTGCAGGGGCTGGGATGGATAAGGCGGCGAGAAGGGCGATTGCCATGATGCGTTTCAGGTGCTCTCAACTTCGATAGGCAGCGACCAAGTCAGAAAGGGGAACGCTCGACGCGCGACCGTAACTCTGAGATGTTCGCCTGTTTCCAGATCCGTGAAGATCTGAACGAGTATCAACTTATCCCCAGAGACTAACTGGTGATATCCCCAGACTGGGATCATGGGCGGTTGGCCATCATTTTGAGGAAGAGCCAGCACGAGACCCATCCCATTATGAAACTGTAGATGAACTGGGTATCGGTCATGACAGACCTTTTGCCGTGTCCAGCCCGAGTTGGGTGATTGTGCACACAATGCCCTGAGACCCGCTTGAGAGGGCGCGACGGACGCCTGAGTCTTGGATTAGTCCCGATGTGCGCAAGTCGGAGCATCGCTTCCAGTAACCGCGTATTTCGTGACCTTGGGCTGCAGCTCGAGAGTTGGCTTCCTCGTCGGTCAGTCCGAGTGTTGAGTCCGCGTAGATCGCTAGAAGGATTGCTCGATGGCTACCTACCCGCATTGGGTTGACTTGGCGCGACGTCTCTGGGTCTGACGACCTGAAGAGGGGCATATCGAACGGCATATCGAAGATGATCTTGGGCATGATTTGTTTCCTTTGGTTAGAGCCATTTGAGTGACTAGAGGTCACTATACACAAAAGGCGAAGTCGATGGTGGATACCCCAATGGAAACAAAGGTACCCACCACCTAGCCCAGACCACGCTCAAACGAGTCTGGAGTCCTATTTGAGCGCCCTGAAGACTTCTTCAAAGTGCTCGGGAGTTTGATTGGCCAGTTCAATATGGAACCAGTTCGGGTTGCCTTCATACGATCCAGCGTTGTCATCGGCGGTGTAGACCTTGACGCCTGCCTTACCTTCGCCCCTCGAGCAGCGGTATCCAGCACCGTACGACCCGTACGCATACCAGTGCATCTCACATAGTCCCAGGGCTTTTGAGTTCGCAAGGAACCAGTCCCAGATCACCCGCGCTTGGGCTTCGTCTTTGTATTTCAGGTCTGCTGCATAGCCAGTCGCATGCACACTTAGACCGGCATTGTTTCGCATGGGACGATTTGCATAAGTCCCAAGTGAGACCAGACCCCAACGTGCCTTGCAGAGTTCTACGAGCTTTGAGGTCACGGGTTGAGTGGTCTTACCATCCCAGGCTGGGTAGTACGGATATGTCCTATTCGTCATCGGTCTTGTCCTTGTCCTTGGTTGAGTTCTTGAGACCGTTCGATGCGAGCAGGCCAGCAAGGACGCCCGACATTGTCAGTGTCAGCGGACTCAACACTGCCCAGGCTTCATTGTCATTCGGCGATACCTCGAGAGGCTGAGTAACGAACAGCAAGCCGAAGAGCAGGGAAAAGACCGTACCCACAAACGCGACTGATATGGCTAAGCCAACAATCAAGATAAGTCGCGCTTTGATCTCTTCGTTGCTGTGACGTGGTCTCATTTTCATATGCACTTTCCGCCGGTGCCGTAGGCGGGGGCTGGTGTTGTTGGGGTGATTGTTTCCGTCACGCCTCGTAGGGCTTTGTTTTTGGTTGGTGGGCAGTTGAGGCGTTCACGATCAGCGCAAGCGGTAAGCGATGTACAAATCACCAATAGAATCAGGCTTTTTCGCATTACGCGCTGATTTCTAAAAGAAGAATTTGCCCTGTGTTGTTGTTCGGAAACGCAAAGACGGTGCCTGCGCCCGACTCGCGAGCATATTGAAGTTTGTATGTCTGGGCTGCAATAGATGCAGGACTGTCTAATGCGATAATTATCGGGTCGGCTGATTGAGACCCACCGGTTGAGAAGGCGTAGCCTGTGTTGTTCACAACTGTTGTTGCACCTCGGAGCAGTTTTAGTGCTGCGCTTGTGCTTGCTGCGTTGTTGTACAAGGTCAAGTTGCAAACAACAAGAATCTTATTGGTTGTTGCTTGCGGGGTAATGGTGGCCGTCAACCCTGTATCGGCATACGAAGAACTTGTTGTGCTGATTGATGTTGCGTATGTCGCCTGGACTACTTGAAGGACACGGAATGCGCCCCTCAGGTTGTTGACGTATGAGGCGGTGAGGATGTCTCCTGCGACTGCTGTTGCGGGAAGGTTTGTCGGTGTTGCCATGATGTTTCCTTTCTAGAAACTAAGAAGGTTGGTTGTTGAAAGAGTACCGAAGATGGAATCATTCAAAGTGAAGTATTGGTTCGCATCCGTACTCTCGAAAGTGTATTGAATAAGATGAGAGCCTGGAACTATCCGATGTTCAATGCCTGAAACAATCAGGGTCTGTGATTCTGATGTTGGCGTTCCAGTTGAGTAGTTCATTTGAACCGTCACGATTGACGTCAAGTCAACGGCAAAGATGATCGACCACTGTGCTGAGGTCAAGGCTGCAAGTTCGCATGAAAGTTCCGTGAAGCGCAAGACTGGATTTGCGTATTTGCCTAACAGGTACGCGCCAAGGCCAGCGACCTCGGTCGTTGTCGAGTTGAGCAATTGCAGCAAGTTGTAGTTCTGAGCCTGATAAAGGGCGATGGAAGCCGAATCGGATGACGTCTGCGCTGCCCCCGCGGGCGACTGGGTCACAATGTAATTGTAAAGAAGCTCCGACCCGTACTGGTTGAGCAGGGTCATATATGGAATGCCGGTGCCATTGCTGGTAAACGAAGCGCCAGAGACTGGATTGAGCACACTTGATCTGCCCTTGAAGGTAAGCGTTCCATCGGCTGCCGTGTAGAGGTAGCCCTGCTCGGAAGTGTTGACTTGTTGCAGATAACCAAGGCAACTGGTGTCTTGAGTAACGGCGTATGCGCCCAAAGTGGACGACCCTGTGCCAATAGACCTAGCGCCTTGGTAGGCGATTTCTGGACGGTCTAGGACTGTACTGACGCGAACTCCAGATGTCTCAGCCGATGGGGTAAAGGCGTTCAGTTGTTGATTAGCCAATGTTCCGAATGCATCAACGCATCGAGCAACCATGCGCCCTTGGTTGGCTTGTTGATAGTCAAGGTTCCAGTCCTCAACAAAGCCTGTGAAGATTGGTGTCCCGTTGGCATAAATGATTATTGGCGAGCGAGGCAACACATAGGGGTAGTAGATCGAGGAGGTGTTCAACGGGTCAAGAATGCGAGAGTTGTTGTTGAATACGACTTGTGCGGTGCCTGCGTTGAATTGGTCTAGTTGCCGGTTGCGTCCGCGTCTGATGTTGACCGACAGAACAAGCGACGTGAGGTCGGCATAGGCGAGACCTCCGAGGGTTCCGGTGTCAAGTTTTCCGTAGACCGCATCGTCAAGTTGGAAGGGTTGACCGAATCCTGTTGTTGTCTGGAATCCGACGAGAACCTGATAGGTGGGGACTGTCATCAGAGACCCGATGCCGGAGCGAACACAACGCCCGAGTCACGCTGCGCCGCCAAGATAGCGTTGATGATGTCCTGCCCGACCGTGGCGGGTGAGGCGATAAGCCCAGCGTCTATGTTGATTTTGATGTCTGGAAGTCCGCCAGTTATGAGACCGCCTGCGGTTACGCCTTCTGAGATGTACGGCGTCATCGGTGGTTCCGTCAATTTTTTTCCGCCTTTGCTAACTGACGGCAACGAAGCAACTGTGGTGATTGGAAGAGGTGCACCGCCACCACTGCTGCCAGATCCGCCGAACATTGCTGCTTCGGCTTGACGCGCTGAAGTAAATCCGCTGGTTGGATCGTCCCCGATATGGCCCATCGAGATTGTGCCCATATGTGGGATGTCCTTGAACGGGCTGATGAGGTTAATTCCCGAAATGATGACGTTTGTTGCTTTGATCCAGTTATTGGCCATGAACTCGAAGTAATCAGACAGCCCGTTGACAACGGTCTTAACAAGATTGCGGAAGCCTTCAAACTTGTTATACGCGATGACAATGCCCGCAACAAGGATGGCAATGCCGGCAGCAATTAACGTGAACGGGTTTAGAGCCATTGCAGCGTTTACCGCAAGAATCGACAAGGCGATTGCGCCAATGGCTACGGCGATGATTGTAAAGACTTCAGGGTTTTCGGATGCCCAGTCAGACATCTTTTGCAGGTACGGAAGTACAGCCTCAACAACTGGAAGCAGGGCGGTGCCGATTGATTCTTTGGTCTCACCGAGAGCGATACCGAGACGCTTAAACTTCCCTTCGGCTGTGTTGGCCGCATCGGATGCCGCCCCGCCAAAGGTGGTAGATAGGACGCCCATCACTTCGTCCAGGCTCATGCCCGATTTAATCATGTCTTTCAGCTCGGGTGAAAGTTTCGCAAGCGCTTTCTCATTCCCCCCGTACGCCTTTTCTAAAGCAGAAACGACTGTTTCTAAAGGCTTACCCGTGGCAGTCGCAATGTCCATGGCTAAGGCAGCGCCCTTTTGCGCTTCGCCTAGGTCATGTGTCTGAGTCGCCAGTCTTGATATAGCCGGACGAAGTTGATCATCGGTATACCCCAGCAATTTGCCCTGAACCGAAATCCAGTCTTCGTTGGCTTTGATCTGGGCGTCAGTCGCTCCAGTAGTGCGGGCAAGTTGTCCAGCGAGTTTTTCCTGTGCTGCGACGTCAGCGACGGCTGCCTGTACCGCGTCACCGAGGGCGGCGGTCACTCCAGCCAAAGCAGCAGCTGCGGGAACGGCAGCCTTTTTGATGGCGAACTGCGCCTTCTGTCCGTTGGTCTCAAGTTGCTTAAATTGGGCAACTGCTTTAGAAACTCCAGCCCCGTCAAATTCTGTAATGATTGGGATTGTTATTGACATCAGATTCTCCCGTTGTTGCCAGTCATTTTCATGACGCGATTAACAAGGTCTCGGACTGCCGTTTCAACTACAGCGCTTTGGCTTTCGTAGGCGCGCCAGATTATTCGAGACGGGGAACCGTAACGGGCTTGCAGTGCATCAGATAGTTTCCCTTTTCGCGCCATGTCAAACAGGGTAGCCTGCGGACCTCCCCACCTGATGCCAAAGGTTGCGAGGTTCTGACGAAAGCCTCCAGGGGCGTCGCGTACTTTTTTGCCACTGGTAAAAGCTTTAAGGTTTTTGTTGACTTTGTTTGCCTGCCAGTTCATTAGTTCAGCGCCACTGTTCCCAGTCCACGATCTGGCCATACCAGACAACGGCGCTTGATCAGGGATGTTGCGTCGAGCCTCAACGATGACGGGGTCCACAATTTGCTTGAAATCGGTGGTGATCTGTCGACGAAGTTTCTTGTCGATCTTATTGAGTTCCGCAAGGGCGCTCTTAAGACCGACAACTTCAATGCTCATCCCTACGCTCATCTTTTACGCCTCGACGCTTTCTCTTGTTCGTTCAACACATCGACCACTGTAAAAAGGTCGTCTATGTCGAATTCTGGTAATGCCCAGTAGCCCGTCGCGACAAGTACTTCCGCTATTGAGCGTCGGTAAGTGCCGCGTCGGTAGGGTTTGGAGCCTCAGAAGTAACAACGTCAACCGCCTGAATGCGCTTAATGAAGTCGTCAAATACTGCGGGAACTGTGACGCCCGACTGTTTAGCTGATTCGTATGCAAAGAAGGCGAGATCCTCAGCGCCGATGCCGTTAGCAAGCGATGAAGCCTGGCGTTTTGTTCGGCGTTCCCATGCAACAACGACAAATAGATTGGTCGTAACTTCGTACGGGTCGCCTTCATTGGGTGTGACTTTAAGTGTAATTTTCATGTTTCCATTTTTTCTTTGTTGTTTAAGGCGTTACGTCGCGAACCCAAGTACCGGCAGTAAATTGCGCGGTTACGGTGGCAAGGGTGCCCACAGCCGAATTGATCGGGGTAAACGAACTGAGCATACAATTTGTGATGACGTATTCTGGATTGCTGGCAGTCTCTGATGTGCCCGATGGAGAGATGGTCAGAATCGTTGATCCCGTTCCAAGGCACGAGTAAAGGATGGCTTCAACTTCGGCTGCACCGTACGACAGGAAAAAGTCAATGCTGACGTCCACTGACTGCAGGCCTTGCACCATGCGATGCCCGGTATCCCCAAAGGCAGTGCTCTCAAGGGCGTCGTAGCCAACTGTGATGGTTACGTTATTTGCCTGATCGCTTAAATCGGTTGTAGTAGCGCCTTGTGTGATGTTGATAGTTGCGTTGGATAAAAAGGTGGTGGTAGCCATTTGGTTTCTTTCTTGTTAGTTGCGCCGTACTGCTACGGCAACGGTCATGTCATAGCAGGGAAGCATCTGTTCGCCGTATGAGGCGAGAGATGGTCTTCCATCAACTATGGCGATGGGTGAGTTCATAATGGTGTCGACAGTTGTCATCAAGTAGTCGCCGCTGTCTTGGTTGCCAGGGGGACCAGCCAAGACGCGGATAACTAGCCGAATGTCTCCCACGTTATAAGTGAAAGCATCAAGCGTTGGTAGTTCAATCATGACGGATAACGGGCGAGCGTTGCGCGGGTCCGTAACGGGCTTAAGACCCAAAGCGGTTAGTGCTGTCTTTGTAGCGGTTACCGCTTCGTAAAGAATCCCAGAAGCAGCCATCAGGCGACCTGTGGTCTTCCGCAGCCAAGCAGCTGCATGATCTGGCCCAGAGACATTGTCGGTGATCCCATACCCATCGAATCGAAGGACGCATAGCCGTCGACGGCTCCTCGAGTGCGATACTGCATTGCGGCGTAGTTGATCGTGCCCAATTTGGCTGCCCCGTCTGGAGCGCTTGAGAGGCTGTCTGTGTAGCCCGCCTCCCTACGCTTACGGAACGCCCAACTGTTAGCCGCAGAGACGCATACAGCGATGAATGCGGTGTCATTGGCGGTAGCGACCTCGATGCCCAGCCAACTGGTTACATCCGCGCTGGTAATCCAACTCGGGCTGGGGGTGAAAGTGACTGTGCCGGTAGCGACGTCTCGAGGGAAGTCCACGCCTGCGTTCTTGTAGATGAATTGGTTCTCCATGATGACTTGATAGTCAAATAAGAGATCACCTTCTTCTGAGACGCCTGTGAACAAGTAAGGCTCGGTAGAGATGACAGTCTGCGTACCACTAAATCCGTGATCTGCTCCTGCCACGACTACCGAGTCTTGGCTTTGAATGTCTGTATCGACGAAAGTCTGCAGAACGGCGTAGTCGTCTAGTCGCGTATGAAAAGCGATGTTGAAGGTAGCCATTGTTCTGCAGTCTTATTCGTGTCGGTTAGTTATGCGCGTACGGCGCGAACAAACTTGGTCTGGTCGATCATCAGCGTTGCGAGGTACCCGCGGAAGGCGATGGTCCTTGACATCGTCGAAGGTACGTCAATCGCAAGGGCACCTTTCATTTGTTCGAAGATCTCAAAGCCTGAAGCGTCACCAACGATGAGTGTGTTGGCTGCAAAGTTGCGATCCACGACTACCTGTAGACCGAAGGCGATGCCATTCGGCTGGCCAGGCTGGAGGTTTCCGTATGCGTTCATTGGTCCGACCGCTGGGAAAAGCGGACGCTTTGAACTGTCGCTCAAGCCCATAAGCGTTCCCCAGAAATCTGGTGACACGAAAATATGGGTAGGAAGGTTGCCGTTAGAGCCGGACAAAATTGTCGTAGCTGCTGCCGATACCCAAGCCTGCCAGTATGACGGGTCTGTCTCTGAAGCCGCTGCGAATGCTGAAGTTACCGATGCGCCTGCGCGAAGGTTGTCTGCAGCGACATTGTCGGTTTCGTTGGCGTAAATACGAGCCATGTCATCAAGTACAAGTCCGATGATCTCGGGCTGGGACCAGTCGATTGATTGTTCGGACAGCGTGACGTATCCGCCGTAAGTTGCCTTAGTAACTTGATTGTCAGTAACGACGTAGGTGCCGCTTGTAAGCGCGGTGTTTTCAGTTGCCTGATTTCCAATTGAAGTATGAGTCGTGACCTCAGGTCTGATGAATACCTTGCCACCTTGGGGCATGGCTTTTGCACCGATCGCATCAATGACAGGACGACGTCCGATGAAGTTGTTGTAAACGGGTTGTACGATTGGCAATGGAAGGACGCCAGGAATGTCTGAAGTAATCACATTCGGACTGGCGGCGCGGATGCCCTCGCTCATTTCGCGCCACTTGTCACCACCGACAAAAGCGGCTGAGATGTATTCGGCTGCTGTTGGCCAGTTGAACTCGCGCTTGGCGGTTGCGTAAATAGGGGTAGTTGGAATGATTGAAGCCTCGACCTCGACCACTGGGTTTTCTTGTGTTGCCACTTCTGGTTCCTCCTCGGAATCTGTTGGGGTGGGTTCGGTTGCATCTTCAGGTTCCGATGCAGCGATTTCTGTGATTACAGCATCCTTGAATGCTGGTTGTGCGACAAGACTGATCTCAACGAGGTCTGCCTGTGAAACGACCATGACGCCGTTTTTGTCGTACTTAAACTTTGTGGGGACAGCGCCAACGCTCACTGAGTCGTACGCGCCTGCTTTTACGAGTTCAATGGCGTCAGCTGCCGCGCCCGTTTTTGCGAAGGTGGCCGTGAAACCAAGTCCTTCAGGCATGTCAGCAAGAGAGGAAACGACACCGCGCAATGCGCTCATGTCATGATTTTCTAGAAGCTTGGGTGCTTTCATGTTGAGATCAAAAGCGCCGCGCAAGAATGAGACCTTGGTGCCGTCCATAACCGTTGCCGATACTGGTGCCCAAGGCACGGCAATGCCGGTGATCGTCTTGGGTGCATCTTCGCCTGCAGAGGCGTCGATAGTGATGGGGACATTCACGAAGTGGATCATGATGGACTTTCTACTGGTACTTGTACGACTGGTTCAACCATGACGTCTTGCATCAACTCTTCGGCCAGATACCCTTCGACGTCGAACTCGACAAAGCGGTTACGCGGCAGCACGTTAGAGGCTGACAGTGTTTGTTGAATGCACTCTATGAACGGCTTAGCCCCATACAGATATAGCTGACGGTTGCTGTCTTGGACATTGGTATATGTAAGACCCGATCCTTCTTGAGGCGCGGAAACAAGGTAGGCGGGGATGTTGGCAACTCTGGCCATCTCGAGAGATTGATACTTGCGTTGTTCTGCAACAACTTCGGCTGGGCTGACACTGAACTCTTTAAACTCGACGTAGTCGTTGAGTGCGCCGATTGCGTTCTGGCGTCGCATTGCGGACCACGCCGCTGCGATCTCGCTGAGGCTGTCGGAGTCGAGGGTCTCGCCTCCCTTTTGCTGTAAATAACCGGGAACTGTTTCAAGGGTCGCATATCGGTCTGCAGCCTGATCGAGGTGAGTTGCTATAGACAAAGCCCGAGCGCCTTGGTAAAGCAAGCCTTGAATGGGAGACAGGAACTGGATCACGTCGTTCGTGTCGGCGATTGTGACGCCATTGAACTGGACAATGTCTGACGGTCCGAAGAACTGCGGACCGACTTGGTTCGGCGTTGTGCACATGTATGCCGGCAACCACGAAAAAGACGCGGGTAATCCAGTTGAGTATCTGGATGACACAAAGGCGAAGGCGCGACCGTAGAAGAACAAATCCGCGAAAATGTTTGAGTAGAAGAAGTTGCGGGTGACCTTTGGATCAGGCTGTTCCATCCACGGCTCGAGAGGCAGGTAGATCTCTTCGTACTTTTCGCCTGTCCACTGTTTTGAGTAGTGGCGCATCTCGAGACACCCAATCATGGATGCGAGAAGGTCTTTGGATCGTGACACCGTCGGGTTTTGAAGGGCGCGTTGTTCGGCGTCTCCA